AAAAAAACATTGGTCTAAACCAGTGCCAGGGGTAGGTGAACCCCGTGGCCCTAAAGCTTAAACAATATAATAGGAAATAATTATGGGAAAAAAATCAAGAACACAATATACATCAAAAGGTGAACGTAGGAACGTAGTTGCTGGGTTAGGTGATTCTCGTACAGAGATGAATAAACTTAATGATAAGTTAAAAGCATGGACGAAAGGAAAGAAGGTATTCCTTACTATTCTTAATCCTATTAAGACTGAAACTGCTAAACCGTTCATTCGGGTGCCAGCAGATCACATTTGGAGAAAATTTGAACCATTTAGAATGAAACAAACGAATGATTAACTTATAAATAACTAAGTAGGAGTTTAATTAATGGTTGCAAATCCGACTAATGAAGCTGCATTTATAGATGCTCAGTCACAGAATAACTCAGCTCGCAATGCTCGTAACATAGCGGATTTAGATTTATTTTTTCAGAAGAAGCCTTCAACTAAAGATATTAATAAAGTCACGGATGTACAGGCTGTTAAAAGGTCTGTTCGTAACCTAGTATTACTAAACCATTATGAAAAACCCTTTCATCCAGAAATTGGTTCTGGTGTTAGAGAAATGTTATTTGAGAACATGACTCCTCTTACATCTATTATCCTTAGTAAAAAGGTACAGGATGTTATTGAGAATTATGAACCAAGAGCAAGACTTATTGGAGTGAAAGCACGGCCGGACTTAGATCGTAATATTTATGAAATGACTATAGAATTTTATGTAGTGAATGCTCCTACAGAACTACAAACCGTAGATGTATTTTTAGAGAGATTACGATAATGGCCAATTTAAAAAGATTAGATGTAACAGAATTTGATTTTGATGAAGTTAAGGATAACTTAAAAACTTTTCTTAGAGGACAGTCTGAATTCTCAGACTATAACTTTGAAGGGTCTGGGATGAATATACTATTAGATGTTCTAGCATATAATACTCATTACCTTGGGTTCAATGCAAATATGCTTGCAAACGAAATGTTTTTGGATAGTGCAAGTTTACGTTCTAGTGTTGTATCCCATGCAAAGACTTTAGGTTATGAACCAACTTCTGTAACAGCTCCTACCGCAATTTTAGACATAACTTTATCTGATGTATCAAACTCTACACGTACAATACCAAAAGGTACTACATTCGGTGCGACAGTAGATAATGATTCGTATCAATTTGTTACTATTGCGGATACTACTATGACAAAGAACGGAACCGATATTGTATTTGATAATTTACTTGTTTACGAAGGAACATTTGTCACACAGAGATATACTGTAGACTCAACAGATGCTGATCAGAGGTTTGTTATTAATGATAATAGAATTGATTTAAGAACCCTGTCTGTTTCTGTTCAAAACTCTTCTGCCGATACGACTACAACCACATTCATTAAAGCTACTGATGTCACTCAATTAAATTCAGAGAGTTTGGTTTACTGGTTACAAGAAGTTGAATCTGGAAAATACCAAGTATACTTTGGTGATGGTGTAGTTAGTAAAGCCATTTCAAATGCAAACATTGTACTATTAGAATTTGTTGCAACAAATAAAGCCCTAGCAAATGGTGCCCATACATTTAGTTCCACAGGAGCAATTGATGGAGAACCATCTATCCTAGTCACTACTGTAGATAGTGCAAAGGGTGGTGGTGAGAGAGAATCCATAAACTCTATTAAACTTAATGCACCTTTAGATTATGCATCTCAGGGAAGATGTGTTACTGTTGGAGATTATCAACTATATGCACGGAAGTTGTTTCCCCAAACCAAATCTGTTCAAGTGTTTGGAGGAGAAGATGGTTCCTTTGATTCTAGTTTAGGAGTTGTATCAACTCAGGAATTTGGTAAAGTATTTATTTCTATTAAGTCTATTACAGGAAATAACTTAACTATAACTCAGAAAGAACAATTAGTCACAGATCTTAAAAACTATAATGTTGCTTCTATTACTCCTGTTATCATAGATCCAGAAACTACTTTCTTAATACTGGGAGTTAGGTTTAAATTCAATTCTAGTTTAACCACTAAAGATAGATCCACATTACAAACAGATGTGCAAGCTGTTCTAACAAGTTACAATAAAAATACATTAACAGATTTTAATAAGATGTTTAGACACTCAGAATTAGCAGGGTTAATAGATGAAGTTGATAATTCTATTTTGAATAATATAACAAATGTTACGATGGGTAAATTTATTGAACCTACACTAGATATTGGAACAGGATATAATCTATATTTTAATAACAAATTTTACCATCCAGTGGCGGGACATAATAGTGCTAATGGTGGTGTTATTGCATCTACAGGATTTAAGGTTAGTGGGGATGCAGTTAATAAACAATTTTATGATGATGACGGAAACGGAAATTTGCGTAGATATTATCTGATAGGTAATACAAGAACATATATGGACAACGCAGCTGGAACGGTAGATTATACTGGTGGTCATGTAAAAGTAAATTTATTAATTATAACAGCTGTAGAAGATGTAGATGGTGTAGCTTCTACTAAGATAAGGATTGCGGTTGTACCTTCTTCTAAGGATATTGTTGCAGTAAGAAACCAAGTTCTAGAAATTGATTTTATTAATACTAGTATTTTAGGAGAGGTTGATACAGTTGCGGTGGGAACGCCAGGTGCAGCTGCTCAATATGTTTCATATTCCTCTACGCCTGAAACAGATAGTTTTTAGGGTAATAACAAATGGCTCCTTTTGATGGAAAGTTAACAGATAAAATATCACCTCTGATTGAAGGTCAAGTACCTGACTTTGTACAAGCAGAACATCCTACCTTTGTAAGTTTTCTAAAGTCATACTATGAATTCTTAGAGGCTGGTGAATTACAAGTTACTGTTGTTATAGACAGTCTCAGAATGGAAACTATTTCAGATAGTTTTATAATTTCTGAAGGTGATGTCCCTGTTAAATTTAATACAGAAATAGGAACAGGGTCTACTGGTAAATTTGATGTCGGGGAAACTATTACTGGTAGGATATCCAAAGCAACCGCAACGGTTCTTGTGGATGACCTCACGAATACAGTACAACCAAGAATATTTATTTCCTCCCAACAAAAATTTGCAGAAGGTGAAATCGTAGATGGTGGGACAAGTGGTGCTCAGGCCACTATCACGAAATATAGGGGAAACCCTGTCCAAACCATTCAACAACTATTAGAATTTGCAAACACTGATAATACCACATCTATTTTTCTGGATGAGATGTTTAATCAGTTTCTAGAAGCTATTCCTAGATCCCTTGCGAGTGGTACAAGTAAAAGAGACTTAGTTAAAAGTATTAATGATTTGTATGCAGCTAAGGGAACTTCAGAAGGTCATAAGTTTTTTCTAAGATTAATGTTTGCAGAAGAAGCTGAGATTGTTTATCCTAACAAATTTATGTTACGTGCCTCTAAAGGTAACTGGACAGAACCTACTATAATGAGAATTGAATCTCAGGCAAGTTCTGATGCTCTAGATATTATAGGACAAACTATTACAGGTAAAACATCTGGTGCGACAACTGTAGTTCTTAATGCTATAGTTTTCTTCCAAGGGATTGAAAGTGTTTCTGAACTTGAAATTGATAAAGATAATACCTTTGGAACATTTGATATCGGAGAGACTGTTACTGCAAATTCTAATACTAAAGATGTTGAGATGTTCTTTACGGTTAGGTCTTTTATAACGACTGCAACAATTGTATCTGGTGGGGGAAAATATAAACCTACCGACAGTGTTAGAATTACATCTGACACTGGTAATGATATGGCAGAAGCTGAAGTCAGTGCAGTAAGTACTGGCGAAGTTAGTGGAGTTTCTATAGATGCGGTTGGGGCAGGTTATAGGGTTGGTGATGTTGTTACCTTTACAAAAGACAGTGGAGATGCTAATACAGTAGCAGAAGCATTAGGATTTATATCTGTTACAGATGGTGCATTATTATTAGAAGATACAGTGGGGAATGATGATTACCTAATTTTAGAACCAGACTCAGTTCATTCTGTAGAACATCTTAATATTATTTTAGAAGGAACAGATTCCGAAAAGTCTAATGAGGGTTCATACTTAATATTTGATGCCACCAATGGTTCATCTCTAGATGAGAATTATAGATTTATAACAGAACAAACTGTCTTGCAATTAGATAGGTATGGCGGTGATGATGATCGTTTTATGTTAGATGTTGGTGCAGCTGACACAGAAGGTTCCATACACAGGGTGAGATTCAATAACAAGGGTAGTGGTTATTCCAAACTACCAACTGTAACTGTAACAAGTCAAACAGGTTTAGGGTCTGGTGTATCACTACAAGCATTGTCCACAGATATAGGTAAAGTAATAGAAGTTAAAATTCTTGATGGTGGTTTTAAATATACAGGGGAACCTGTTGGTTTAATGAATACACATATGGTTCTAAAAAATGTTACAGGAACATTTACTCCCAGCTCACCATTAACAAGCACAGGTCATGTTGGTAAAGTTGTTTATTATAATAGTACCAATAAACATCTTGAGGTTCTAGTAGAGAATAGAGTAAGAACACAATTAGAAATGACAGGTTCCGATTTTACTCAAACATTAGAATTGGAACGTGCAGAATTCCCTGGCACAGTAACTCCAGCCAAATATTTAGCTATTAATAATATTTATGACAATCAGGGTGGGAAGTTCGCATTAGAAGATAACTCTGGTTTTCTTATATCAAATGCCCTAGAAACATATGTTAATCAGATTAATATTGAGGGACCATTTAACTCTATTAATGAATATGTTGAATTAGAAAATCAAGCAAGTGAAATCTCTTTGGGTGAGTTCACAGGATTTACCAACGCTCAGGCATTGGGAAGAATTACAGGTACTCTAGAGGATGTTACCAGTAGTCATAGTATTGGTCGTGGTTATCGTTTAATGATGGATGGGTATGCTGACCTAGGAAATATAGTTCTAAACGGAACCGATGGTTCTTCTACTAATGCTGGTGATGATCTTATTATGGAAGATAATCTCGGTAATCCTATTGTCTCCCAACAATCTCGTTTTGAGGGGGATATGATCGTCTTTGAAAATGCTCTTATGTATCCAAGAGGATTTCTCTCTAGAGGTGATAGATTACAATTAGATGGAAGTTCTATACAGCTACATACGAGCGGTGGTTGGATTAATAAAGATAGAGTTATAGGAACTCTCCAGGCAACTCCAGATCCAATATTAGGATATCAAAGAAGTGTTGATGATACAGAACATTTTCTATTAGAAGATGCGTGTGCAGATACGACTAATAATACTCAAGAATATTTGTTAATGGAAAATCCTCATCATAAAGTAGTTGTAGACCGTACTGCTGTAAAAATAGATGAACCAGATGTCTTTGGTAGATATGTAGTAGATTCCTCCAAAACTATTAATCATGGAAGTGCTACTATCTCTTTGGATGGGTCATTTAGTGATGTCACAAGATTAATGGGAGAAAACCTAGAAGGCTTTATTTTAGAAGATAGTATGAACGTAACTATCGGCGAGGGAACCTACCTAACCATAGATAATGATT